TCTTAGGACCGACAATGAAGCCCAAGAAGATCAAGAAGCAGAAGTCGGAAGTTCTCGGCGCAAACGACGAACTTCCTGAGGGCGTCTTCGGCATCATGGACGACATTACTCCTCTGTTCAAGCTGGAGCGTCTGCACGACACGGCTTGGGAGAACGATCATCGCAAGCGCGCAGACAAGCGCCGCCGTGCGAAGCGTCGTGCCGACAAGCGCCGCCGCGCTGAGGACCTGCCGGACATTTCGGTGCCTCAGCCGAAGATCAACACCGACAGCTACGAATCGCATGTGCTGCCCGGTGTGGAGTTCGAGAACACAATCAAGGTACCGGAAGACCTGCTGCGCAGCGTGACCCGAAAGAGTACGCAACGCACCAAGGACCTCAGCCGCCTGATGATGAATCGGCTGCTGCCCACCATGATGGGCCTTGAAGCTGCACAGTCCTATGTGACGTCCGCGCTGCGTGATGGTCTGGGCATCGAAGTCGAAATGGATGACTCGGTCATGGAGGCATCCAAGATCATGTCCAACATCGACCTCGTGTTCTACTTCATGCGCCGGAGTTCACTGCCGAAATCCCTCAAGCGCAAGTACATGGAAACGCTGATCGAACAGCTGGCCAAGGACACGGCCGAATCCATGAAGCTCGCTGCCGTAAAGAAAGACAAGGCTCGGGCCTCTTCTGAACTGCAGGCGCTGATCGTTAGCCGCCAATCCCAGATGCACCGTCAGGAAGATAACGCACGTAAGAATGCGATGAATCGACCGCGACAGGACAATCAAAATGAATCACCAATCGGAGTCGTCGAAGATGCGCCACGCCCACGTAACGGTGCCGGCCTGCAACGCTCGCGACGGGATCCGCATATGAGGTAACCTATCATGCTACAGGTCCGATCTAGTACGTTGAAGAACTGCATGTCCTGTGCATTGTACCTGCAGTGCAAGGACCCGCATAAGTCCGTAATCTACAGCTGTGGTCGTTTCAAGCGAGGCAAGGATGGTGGCCTCGATGGTATGCGTCGTCTGTTCGATGCCATCGAGACTCCGATGCCGGACGTTCTGGCGGAACCCGGTGGCAATAGTCTGCCGATGGTCGTTCCTGGCACCATCGACACCTTCGACATTCAGGAAGTGTTGAAGAAGGCGATCAGTTCCAAGTCCATCGTCAGTCCGGATATCAAGATCAACGACGGCGACTTCGCGCTCGCCGACAACTTCTTGGAATTCTGCCTCAATCCCAAGCTGCTGAATCAGAAGCCGTACGCCTCGCAGGCCCTGATCGGGTTGCGACTGTTCGGCGAGTGGTGCATACACTGCTCGGACAAGGACTACTTCGACAACTACGGTGTGGGCGATACCCTGGATCACGTCCAGAGCAAGATCGTTCCGTTGGTGCACGGTAAGTGCCCGCACTGTAAGCGCAGCCAGCAGAAGGCGTACATGCGCGGTCGGATCAATCTGTACTACGAACTGGCGATTTCGGCAGGTCAGCGTTCGGGTAAGTCCGCAGTGGTTGCGATGCTATCGGCGTACATCACGCACCGCATGTTGAAGCTCCAGAAGCCGAACGAGGTCTACGGCCTGCTGCCGTCGAATACACTGCACGGTACGTTCGTCGCACTGACCTATGCGCAGGCGAAGGACACGCTATGGGATCCGTTCTACGGCAACATCCTGGCGAGTCCGTGGTTCCAAGAGTACCACTCGATGCTGGATGACTACACGGCGAGGACCGGCGAGGAGCTCTACAAGCTCAACGACACCTTCGTCATGTATCGCCACCGTCGCCTGCTCATGTACCCGGCAGGTCCCGATAAGCGAACCCTGCGTGGTCGTACTCGCTTCCTGAGTTCAATCGACGAACTAGGTTGGTTCGACAACAGTGCCGACAGCGGTAAGGTCAAGATGGACGCAACACAGGTCTATCAGGCACTCGAACGTTCGCTGCTGACCGTCCGCGCTGCTGCTGACAACCTGTGGTCCAAGGGCTTCACCGATATCCCCACCGGCTACTTCATCAACGTGTCCAGCCCGTCGTCGGTACGAGACAAGATCATGGAGCTGGTGCGCAAGTCTCAAGGTTCGCGCGTCATCTTGGGCCTGATCCGCCCCACGTGGGAAATGAACCCCGGTGTGCTGCGTGACAACCCGGTCATCGTCAACGAGTTCAAGAACGATCCGATCGGCGCCATGCGAGATTACGGTGCCCAGCCTCCGTTGTCGTCCAACCAGTTCCTGTCTGCGGGTATCGTCACCGGTGCTATCGGTGATAAGCCCAACGCCGTGATTCTCCAGCATCAGGAGAAGCGCAGCAAGAAGACCAAGGACATGATGCGCTTCGCTACCATCCAGAAGGCGCGTCGTACCGGTAAGCCCTCCTGCCTTGCGCTCGATGCGGGT